ATGGTGATGTTGTTACAGTGGCAATGGATGGGTTGATTTCAGCAATCGTTCCAAAGAAAGTTGAAGAAGCTCCTGTTGATATGTCAACTCCAGAAGGAATCACTGCTGCGTATAACAAATTCGCAGAAGGAACAGTTGATTTGGCTGGAATGAATACAATCTTGAAAGCGTTGATGGAATATAGTTTCGGATGGCAGATTCGTGAACAACAAGACAAAGCAACAAGAGACGCTGCTATTAAAGTTTATACAGACGGATTGGCTGCAGCAAATCAGACTATCGCTAAGCAAAATGACATGATGAAGGCGATGTACGCTTTGGTTGAGCAACTTGTTGAAGCACCTGCGGATGATGCGCCTGTTGATCCAGCGAAAAAGAAATTCTCATTCAGTAAGATCGAAGGAAAGAATGAGTATTTCAAGAAGATGGCGGAAGCGATGAAGAAACTCGAAGAAAAAGAAAAAGCATTAAAAATAGCATAACAATTAAAACCCACATAAGATGGCATATAATGTAGCCGCATTGACGGATTATACCAAAGAAAACGAGCAACTGCTTGTAATGAAATCATTGTTCGGTTCCAAGACACAGGAACTGATTCAAAAAGAAGGTAACATCATGACAGGTGTTAAATCTTCTGAGAAGATCAACATCCTTGATACGGATGCCACTTTCCAGACCGGAGGCACTTGTGGCTTCTTGTCAAGTGGTACAACAACATTCACGCAACGCACGGTGACTGTTGGAAAGATCAAGATCAATGAAAGTCTTTGTCCTAAAGCATTGGAGGCAAAGTACACTCAGAAGGCACTTCAACTTGGAAGCCGTTACGACAGCATTCCATTTGAAGAGCAATACACAATGCAGAAAGCTGGGAAGATCGCCGAGCAACTTGAAGTTGCTTTCTGGCAAGGCGACACTTCAAGTGTGAACGCAAACCTGAACAAATTCGACGGACTTATAAAATTGATCGATGCAGCTGGTACTGCTGCTAACGGTAATCCTACTGCGATTACAACAGGAACAGGGATTACAACTTCGAATGTAAAAGGTATCGTTGCCGGAATGTGGTTGGCTATGCCAGCAAACATCATGGGCAAAGATGATATTCGCATCTTCTGCGGATGGGATACATTCAACAAATTCATCAGTGCTTATACGGATGTGAATTTATTCCACTTCGCTCCTTCTGGTTCAGAAGTAAGTGCTGCTAATGGTGAAGTAATAGTTCCTGGAACAAATTACAAACTTACCGCAGTACACGGCCTGGACGGAACAAATCGTTTGTTCGCAATCAGAATGAGCAATATCTTCCTCGGAAGAGCGTTGGGAAATCTTCTTCGCAAAAGAAGCAGACGAAATCCGTTTCGTTGCAGAATTCAAAGACGGTATCAATGTTGCCTTCCCTGATGAGATCGTTAGTTTCAAATTAGTTTAATAACAAGGGAGGTTCTGCCTCCCTTCTTAATACTTCTCTATGAGTTGCGCATTAACACAAGGTTTTAATCTCGATTGTCGCGAAGGTATCGGAGGTCTCAAGGAAGTGTACATTATCGAAAAGGCTAATGTCACTTCCGTAACAGAGGTTTCTGGTGTTGTGACGGCAATCACAAAAGCTACCGGAAAACGTTTCTGGAAATACAGTCTTGTTCGAGAAACAAGTTCTGCGACAGAAAGCATTCAAGGTAATGAACAGAACGGAACTATATTTTATGATCAAACTGTAAACATAATTCTGAACAAGCGGCAAGCAAGCGTTAGGAACGAGATTATGTTGTTGGCGAAGAACTTCTTGCTGATGATTGCTGTCGAGAATCAACAAGACAGTTCTGGTCAGAATCGTGCTTTCTTGTACGGGAAAGATCAGGGATTGCAGTTGTTGACTGGTACATCAGAAACTGGTGTCGCATGGGCTGACAGAAATGGATACACACTTCCGTTCAATGGTAAAGAACAACAATTGGCTCCAGAAGTTACATACAGTTTGTTAGCAACATTGGAAACTCCTGGATAAAGAAAATGAAATAAATTAACAACCAACAGCCGGACTGGATTAATTTTCGGTTCGGCTGTTCTGTTCTGGTTATATGCTCGAATTAAGATTAGGAAATACGGACGAAGAAATAATAGTTACGCTCAACGAATTAAAAACTTTGAACGAGCCAAATTATTTATTTATCTTCACTCATATACTTACGAAGCGAGAGGTGTCGTTCGTTAAGCTTCAAACAGATGATCTGAGCGATTATCCAGAACGATACAATAGATTCCTAATAAATACAGCAACAATTTTTAATAATGAACCTCCTGGAGAATGGTTGTATCGTGTATATGAACAAGAGAGTGAAGATAATCTTGATCCAGATAACGCAACAGGGATTGTCGAGAATGGAAAGATGTTGTTGTCAAGAGCAATTGATTTTAGTTTCGAAAAATATGATGAACCCGTAACATTCAAAACTTACAATGGCTGAAGAAACAATACTTAATGCACCAGAGAAAGACGGAGTCCCAGGAATAATGGTACTCAAGTTTGCTGATAGCAAGATTCCGCAACAAAAAGATGTAAGGAATAAAGATTACATTTTATTTGGAGAAGACAACAGCTATCCGGAATATTTATTATACCAATTTAATAAGTGCGGGAGACATCGTGCAATTATCAACGGGAAGTGCAAATACATTGTAGGTGGAGGATTGGAAGGAACCGGGAATCTGATAAAGCAAGGAGAGAACGAAGCAAGGAAAGTTAATTCATCCGGAGAAGTAATGCTTGACGTTCTTAAGAAATCCGTAAAGGATATTGAAATTCACGGCGGATTTAGATGGTTTATTACGTGGACAAGAGACGGAAAAATCAAAGATATCATTCATGACGATTTCTATAAATTTCGTACCGGAAAAACAATTGAAGAAAAAGATAAGAGTGGGAGGATTATAGCTCGTAAGCATGGTGGATTCTATCATAAAGAGAAATGGTTCAAAGAAGATGGAAGTACAAACCATAGAGAAAAGGAAGTTCATTATGATGAGTTTACAGGAACACCTCCTAAAGATGGTTGTACACAAGTTTTTGCTTACAACGAGTATTCACCTGGATGCGATGCTTATCCATTGCCAGAATATGTTGGTTGTGCAAATTATATTGATGTTGACATTGAGATAAGCAAATTTCATCTTAGTTCTCTCCGCAACGGCATGATGCCAAGCAAGATGATTCAATTTTATACTGGCGAACCAGATGAGGCAAAGAAGAAAGCGATTGAGAAACGTTGGGCAGATAAATTTGCTGGAAGCGAGAACGCTGGAAGATTTGTGTTGGTGTTCAACAGCAACAAAGAAAAGAGCGTTGACGTATCCGATTTGTCTTTCACAGAACTTGATAAACAATTTGAAATCCTTAATAAAACCTGTGAACAACAAATATTTTCCGGACATCAGGTAGTAAGTCCTATGTTGTTTGGCGTAAAAACAGAAGGACAACTTGGTGGAACAACTGAACTCAAGATCGCATATGAGATATTTATTAACACCTATGCAAAACCTAAGCAAGATGATCTGTTGAAAGTGGTTAATCATTTCGGTGGCTTATTGGGCGCAGGAACAGATTATCAATTCACACAACTTGATCCTGTTGGAATAATATTCGACGTCAAAGACTTTATAGATAAGATGCCTCTTCCGTTTGTGTTTGAAAAGTTGGGGATTCCGAAAGAATTCCTTCCTGCAGCAACACAGACTGTACCAACCCCGGGGCAACCTGCGCCTGTGCCACAAGGCACGAACGATGCTGTTAAAAATTTATCAGCTAAGCAACATCAGCAACTTTTAAGAATCATAAGACAATATGGTAAGAAGCAAATCACAAAGGAAGCTGCGAGTGTATTGTTAAGAACAGGTCTTGGATTTACGGACGATGAGATATTTTCGATACTCGGAGTTGAAGATGATGATGCGAGTGTAGTTCATAAATTTATGGAGGAGACGGAGGAAAAAGTGTTAGGCATGTTTGCTTCCTGTGGTGATCTGAAAAAAGATTTTCACATTATAACGAGTAAGAAGTTGAAGTACGAGACGGACGTTGCAGAAGAAGAATTGAATTTCTATAAGCATGCATTCCGTGACACATTAACTATCACCGAAGCTGATATCTTAGATTTAATAAGCAAGGATAAGAAGATCACTCCGGAAGTGATAGCCAAGACGCTTGATGTATCGGAAAGTGTTGTTGTGGCTAAGATAGCAAAACTGGTGAAGAGTAAATTGCTGAACACTGAAGTTGTAAAAGTAGGGGATGATAAGGTTATAGAGAGAACGTTGACGAAGCCGTTATCTAAGATCGTAACAGATGACACAGAGATTTCTACAACCGAGATAATGGTGAAGTATAGCTACGAAGGTCCGAAAGATGAAAGGAACAGACCGTTTTGTGCAAAGATGATGGCATTGGACAGATTGTACACGAGATTCGAGATCGAAAAC